CCGTGGGACAAGAGTTATCCGGGGCGGCTGCCGGACGTGCAGCCCGCGATGAACGGCGCGGTGAGCGAGCTGCATTTTTCTCCGCCGCCGACTGCCACGCAGATCACGGTGCTGGGGTCGGCGTTCAAGTTCTATTATTTCGCGGCGCACGCGATCAGCGCCACCGCGGCCAGCACGACGATATTGCCGGGTGACCGCGGGCTGCTGCTGCTGCGCGCGCAAGCCGAGGCGATGAAGGAAATGGCGATGCGCAACATCGGCAAGCCGGTGCAGATGCGCGACGGGATGTCGAGCGCGCCGCGCAACGGGACGCCGGCCTTTTTGTTCGAGGCGTTGCTGAAACAGTTCGAGGCGGCGACATGATGCTATTTTCTATCCACAACCCTCACCCTCACCCTAACCCTGATGGGACTACTAGCCATTCGACTAAGCCCGCAAGCGGGCAAGTCGCTGGTTATCTCCCGATGGGAGGGGGGATAAATGTGAAAGGCGTAAAACCATGATGATGCTCTCGGAGCATTTCAGCCTGGCTGAGATGGTGGAATCGGATACCGCGCTGCGGATGGGGATTGACAACACGCCGTCGCACGAAGTGGTCGAGCATCTGCGCAGGACGGCGGCGCTGGGCGAGATGATCCGGGCGGCGCTGAGCAACGAGGCGCGGCGCGAGGTGTTCATTGTCGCCCTGTCCGGTTATCGCTGCGAGGCGCTGGAGCAGGCGATCACCGCAAAGGATTACGCCGCGTGGTGCGAGCGCCATGACTTCGACGCCGCATCATCCTGGAGCTTGTATTTCGGCAGAAAGGGACATCCAAAAGGCAAATGCCTGGATTTCCGGGCGCGGCGCTTCGGTTCTCCGGCCGAGATCGTGACGTTCATCGCGGGCCAGCCGGAGATCATGGCGCACATCGACCAGATCATCGCGGAGGGAACCTGGGTGCATGTGTCGTGGAGCGATGCGCCCCGGCATGAAGTGATGACCGCCGCGTTTGATGCCGATGGCATGCCAACTTATACGATGGGGGTGGCGTGATGACGGACGTGAATGTCTACTCGGTGCTGGCGGTATTCGTGCTGCAGTGCCTGGGTGCTTTCGAGCATTTCCGATTCATGCGCTCGACCGGGCGCGTGTCGGGTAATTTTTACAGTTATCTGGTATCCGCGTATCCGGGCAAATCCGCCGCGACCTATCTGGTCCTGGGCGCATCGGCCTGGATGTCGGTAGAAGCCGGGGTAGGGGACAACGTGAACCCGCAATTACTCTACGCGCTGATCTCGACCGGGCACCTGCCGATGGCGACGCTGGCGGCGATAGGGTTATCGCTGGTGACCGGGTATGGATTCGATAGCCGTTTCAACAAGGGCGACGAAGGGGTGAAGCCATGAATCCCTATGCAATATTGGGCATCGTTGCGGCATGGCTGCTGAGCCTGGCCGCGATGGGCTACTGGCAGAACGATGCCGGGCGCACATCCGAAAAAGTGAAATGGCAGGCCACGCAGACCAGGGAATTGGCCGACGCGAACAAGAAGATCGTGCGGCTCAACGACGAGGCGCGCGCGATCGAGCAGCAACGCGCCGCATTGATGAGTCGCATCGCCGACGGTTACGAAAAGGAGAGATCGAATGAAAAACGCAAAACGGATGCTGTCATCGCTGATCTGCGCAGCGGCCTGCTCGGGCTGTACGACCATGCCGCTGGTATACAAGCCGGTGCAGATCAAACCGGCGCAACTGGCCCCGGCACCGGCGGAAGTGATGGTGGCGCGGGAACCCAACTTTCGCGAACGGCTGCTGAATTTCTTTACACCGAAGCCGACCGCGCCGACGCGATAGTGAGACAGCTCACCGCATGCCAGCAGGTGGTGATGGATGACCGGATCACAGTGAATGGAGTACCGCGATAATGGATTACCAGATTTTCATGCTCGGCATCATTTTTGCGGTGATCGGCTGGTTGCTGGACCGAAAGGACAAGAAACAGGGTGAGGAGATCAAGGTGCTGCGCGACAAGCATGACGAGGATATCCTGGTGTTAAAAACGGAAACGAAAAATACCATTTCGAGCATGAAGCTGGAGTGCACCACAGATGTCAACAAACTCTACCAGTTGCATCATGACAATGAGAGGAAGCTGGCAGAGCATCAGCTTGAGATAGCCAAGAATCATTATCCAAAGCAGGAGCTCGATCATCGCTTCTCACAACTTGACACGACAATCAAGGATGGGTTCAAAAGCCTGAGCGGAGACTTCAAGGAAATGACGAAGGTGCTGCACGACCACATGAACAGTTCTCATCATAACGGACAGTGATAGTTAAATGAAAATCTCCTACACGATCGACGACAAGGCCGCGCTGGACGCGCTGGCGCGCGCGCCGACGGTGATGGACAAGCATCTGGAGGCGGCGCTGGATCGCGGCGGGCAGGAAGTGGGCGACGAGATGCGTCGCGCGGCCAGCGAGCATGATGTGTTCGGCACGCTGAAGGAATCCATCGAGGTCCGGCAGCTTGCAAAACTGGAAAGGTTTGTAACACCGACGGCTAATCATGCACCTTACGTGGAAGACGGAACCGGACCGGCGGCGGGACGGGCGCGCTACTTCCCCAACCCGGAGCGCTTGTACGATTTCATCCGGCAATCGCCCGCAGTGCGCGGCTTCGGCTGGGCGCGCAAGGATAGCCCCAAGCGCGGCGCGCAGGAGCTGGATATATGGTTTCGCTCGCGGGCCTTGGCGCGCGCGATCTATATGAAGGGCACGCAGCCGCATCCGTTCGTCGCGCCTACCGCCGAAAAGATGACAGCACGGTTCTTCGCCCTGATGGACGAGGGCGCGCAGCGCGGAGTGGAGGAGATCATGAATGGCTGACAGCACGTCTACTGTACAGGTAAAGGCATTGCAGACGGTGCTGGCGGTGATGTACCCGGACCGGGTGATATCGCGCGACCTGCTGGATTTTGCGGACCGTCCAGACCAGGATCTGTTCAAGGGGATCTACACGGTGGTGGCACGCAGGGAAGACGGTTATACCAACACCCGGGGGCGCGAAGCTTATTACGGCACGCGCCGGATCGGTTTGCTGGGGCAGATAAAGGTAGCGGAGAGTTCGCCGCCCACGCCTTCGGTGGCGGAGGATGCGGAAGGGGTGATGATCGACGAGATCAAGGCCATGATGCGCAGCCGCACGCTGGAAACGAATTCGCTGAAACTGGTCGCCTGCACACAGAGCGGGCAGCTCGAATACCCGTATGGCTGGGTTGCGTTTGAACTGACGATGCAGGGCGATTGATTTTTACAAGGAGACTGGATCATGGGAAAGCACGACAGGAACAACGAGGTAGAAAACCCTGCGCGGGCATGGCCCGCTCCTACAAATTCTGATGAGGAGAAAAACATTCCGTCCATCGATGAATACCACGGGCGCGGCGGCAGCTACGTGATGGATGCCGATACCCTGACCCGCAAGCCGAACATACCCACACTTTACAAGGAGAACGCATCATGAAACTGCTCATCACTTCGCTGCTGACCAAGATCGAATCGGTTTACGGCACCGATTCCGTGCCGACCGGCGCGGCCAACGCCGTGCTGCTGCGCGGCAATCCGACGCTGAGCCCGATGGAAATGCCCGAGGACAAGCGCAACATCATCCTGCCTTATTTCGGCAACCAGGGCACGATGCTGTCGTCCGCCGCGTTCGGGCAACTGGATTACGAAATCGAGCTGGCCGGCTCCGGTACGGCCGCAACGCCGGCCCCTTACAGCCATATCCTGCGCGCCTGCGGCCTGTCGGAGAATATCAATGCCTCGGCCGTGACCGGCACCGCGCAGGCCGGCGGCTCGACCACCACGGTCAAGCTGGCTGCCGCCGCTTCGGCGGTAAACGATTTTTACAACGGCTTTCCGATCGCCATCACCGCCGGCACCGGCAACGGCCAGAGCGGCATAGTGATCGATTACGACGGCGCCAGCAAGATCGCCACGGTGGTTTCGGCCGCCTGGGTGGCGCCGGATGCGACCAGCAGCTACAGCATCGGCGCCGGCGTGGCGTATCGCCCGGCGACGAGCGCGCTGGAATCGGTCAGCAAGTATTTCAACATCGACGGCGTGCTGCACAAGTTCCTCGGCAACCAGGGCAATTTCTCCTGGAACATCGGCGCGGACAAGATCCCGTTCGGCAAGGTCAGCATGCAGGGTGTCTATGTGCCGGTGATCGATGCGGCGGCGCCCACGGTGGTGGTGTCCGGCTGGCAGCGCCCGATGATCTCGAACAGCGTCAACACGCCGTTCTTCGGGCTGCACGGCTATTCCGCCGCGGCGATGGACACCTTGACCATCGACCTGGCCAACTCGATCAGCCGGGTGTCGCGCATCGGCGCGGCGCAGCGCGTGGACATGACCAACCGCATGCCGGTGGGCAGCGTCAGCATGGAGGCGGTGACGGTCGCGATCAAGGATTGGTTTGGCATCGTGCGCGCCGGGACGGTGGGCACGCTCGGGTTGATCAACGGCACCGCGGCGGGCAACAAGTTCGCGCTGAGCGCGCCGGCAGTCACGCTCAAGCAGCCGAAATATTCGGACAGCAACGGCATCGCGATGATCGGCATGGGCATGGATATCTCGCCGGTCAGCGGCAACGACGAGCTGGCGTTCTGCACGTATTGATAATTTCGAATTTCGAATTTCGAATTTTGATTTCGCAAAATCAGAGGAAAAAAAATGTTCAAGCTCGACGATAACGAAGAAACCATCATCCGGAACTGGCCGGTGATCATCAATGTGCCGCAGGATGGCGGTGCCACCCAGAAGCAGGAGATCACCGCCGACTTTTTATTGCTGCCACAGGACCAGCTCGACGAACTCGCGTCCGCTTCGCGCGACGGCGAAGGCAGCATCGATGCCGACATTCTGCGCCGCGTGGTAAAGCGCCTTGGCGGCGTGGCGGATGCGGAAGGCAAGGCGCTCGACTACACGTCTGAGCTGCTGGAGCGGGTGATCAAAAAAACCTATGTGCGCTCGGCGCTGGTGTCCACTTATTTCGAAGTGTCTGCCGGCAGGAAGGCCAAGCGAAAAAACTGATAGCCGCCGCGCGCTGCTGGGCGGCAGGACCCACCAGGCAGAGCGCGGCAGAGATCGAGAAGCGCCGCCAGGACCTGCGCGACCTGAAGTTGAGTGAGGAACAGATCGATGCGATGCTTGGCGCTGAGGATGACGGCGATGCGGATGACGATCGACCCCCACCCCAACCCTCCCCCGGTGGGAGAGGGGGCGGACGCGAAGAGGATTTTTTAATCCTGCCGGAGAACTGGGACAGCGTGCAGGTGTTTTTGGCGTTAAACACCAGTTGGCGGATCGATGGGTTTAACGGGATTTATCTGGGGCTGGATCGCCCGGCCATCGAAAGCACGCTGCGGCTGATGGGCATCGCGGCGGAACGGCACCGGGAGATTCTGGAGGATCTGCGCATCATGGAAAGCGCGGCACTGGGGGACTTGAATCGTGAGTGACGAAAAGATCATCGGGATAAAACTGGAAGCCGATACCACCGACAGCAAACAACTGATCGGTGATACCAAGGCCGTTCGCGCCGAAGTAGACAGACTCAAAAAGTCGACCGAAGAGTTGGGTGCATCAGCCCAGGTATCCTCGCAGCAGACCAAAAGCTACTGGATGGAACAGCAGCGGCTGGCCAACGCCGCCGCGCAGTCCTGGATGAAAGGCAGTGTCGAGGCCGACAACGCCAACGACAAGGCCTGGGCGCTGGTCAACGGCTACAAGCAGGTCGGCGATTCGATCGTCAAGTCTTCCGGTCAATCCGGAAGCGCAATGGAAAAACTTGGGTTGAACACCCAGTACGCGCGCCGCGAAATGCTCCAGCTTGGCAAGGAGGCTGTAACCGGTGATTTCAGCCGGATGCCCAACACGTTTGCATCGCTGGTCACGCATTCGAGTTTGCTGCCCGCGCTGTTGTCTCCGATCGGTCTCTGGATCGGCG